ACCTGGCCAATCACGGTGTTACCGTTCTCGTCCCGCCCATAGATGACGTTCAGGCCGTATTCGCCGCCCCCTTGCTGGAGTGGCTTCGCGAAGTTGCCGACACGCTCCACGCCGCCCTGTTTGTCAGTGCGCAGCAAGTCGCCGTTCGGGGCCATCATGAAATCATAGCCAGCCTTGCGGCCCGTGACAGTAGTTTTCCAGAGTTCCAAACCGACGTCACGCGTGTAGGGGTTCGTGAGCATCTTGCCCAGTAGATCGCCGTCCACGCGGATAGGCGCTTCAGCGGGAGCCGCAGGTGCCGGGAAACCACCACTCGCGTCTGCGACCTGCACAGGGGCTGCAGCGGGGGCAGCAGCGGTCTGAGGCTGATCACGGAAGGCGGTCGTTACCTGAGGGTCTACATAGCCAGCCTGCGGAGCACCTGCATCGCCCTGTTCAAGCGGAATATCCTTGAAGTCGTTGGCCGCATAGTTCTGGGCAAGAGCCATCCGGCGCGCAGTTTCTCCGCCTGGCTTGTCGAAGCCCGCAAACTTCCACGCGTTGTTCATCAGGCTCTGCGCTTCCTGCGGCGAGCGAGCAGAGTTGAGCTTTGCCACGAGTGCCGGATCTTCGTTCAGGAAGAATTCGGCCTGCGTTGCCGGAGAGCCATTGCCCTCCTCGCCTTTCGATCGTGCGTAGTTCTGAAGGTTCTGGAGACGCTCGGCACGCCACGACATGACGCCGCCAGCGGTACCGGCCTGTCCGGACTGGCTCGGGTCCGACCACGAACGAGCTGCGTTCTGTGGGCTCCATCCGCTTTCGGCGCGGCCCGTAGCGGCGACAGCAGCGAGACCATACGGATTCGTCACCTTCGTCTTTACCGTGTCGATGAACGGCTGATAGGTGCTTCCCTGCGGCTGTCCGCGCTCCACAGGCATCACCGAAGCGGTCTGAGTCGGCGCTGCGGTGGCAGATGGTGCTGGTGGTTGTGCGCCGCCCATCAGTCGAGAAATGAAACCCTGTGGCGCCTGTTGCGGCTGGATGGTGCCGTTAACGCTCTTTTTGATCAGGCCCTGTGCCTGTTTCTTGTCCACGGCGTCGCCAATGTTCGAAGCGAGGTTGTCGAGCCACGAGAAGTCAGGCTTCGGGATATCGACCGAAGACGCCAGAAGGCGGTTGATTGCCATTAGAACAAGCCTCCCGTTGCACCCTTGGTTGCCAGGCTCACGCCGCCGTTGATCAACTTCCCGAGGAAGCTGCCTTGAGCGGCGTTTTTAGCCTCTTGGCCTTGTGCTACCTGATTGTTTACGCCTGTGAGGCCTTGAACCACGCTGCTTTCGAGGTCGAGCCGGTTGGACGTACCCTGCTGGTAGAGGTTCGAAAGGTTGGTGTAGCCGTTGGCTTGATTGGTCGTAGCCGTGAGGCCTGTGTCCGACGTGCCTTTCAGACGATCGAGCCAGCCGTTGTATTCCTGGTTCGCGACACCTTGGCCGTAGGTGTTGAGCGCCGTCAGCGTATTGCCCGAGTTGAGCATGCCGGCTGCGCTGGCTCCACGAAGCGCAGCTTGCGTCCCCTGATCCATCGCGAACTGGTAGCCAGGGCCCGCTTGGAAAGCGTCCGTTGCAGTTGCATTGCCTTCCGCGCCATTGAGGCCGATGGCGTCACCATAGAGCGAGTTCGCGGCCTTGCCGCTATCAACCCACGGCTGGAAACCCGAGATGCTGGAATTAAGGGCGCCCTCTGACTTCTTCTCGCCAGAATCAATGATGTTGTTGCCGGTAGTCTGGAAACCAGTAATCAGCCCCTTGTTCTGATTTGCCGCATTGATCGTGGCTTTGCCGGTGCTGCTTCCGGTCAGTGCGCTGAGAAAACCCATTTATAGACTCCCGGCGTCAAGCCGCTTTTCGATCTCGCGGGTATGCTGATCGAGGCGTGAGAAATAGAGATACCAATCGCGGTTCATGCGACCGTCAGGATTGATCACTGGCTGCGTTGGTGGCGGCAGAGGTGTCAGAGGCTGCAGAGTGGTCGCCATCAGCGTGAGAGCCCTTGCGCGTCCATGGTACCGGCCTGAAGCGAGGCATAAACCGGATCGGAGATATCCACCCGCCAGACACGGGCATATCGCCCTGCTGTGCCTGTCCGGTTGACCGAAACCGACGTGTTGTGCTTTGCGAGACGGCCCAGCGAGCGCTTGAGCGGCTGCTTGAAGGTCTGGCCGCCGTCATCCGACCATGAGATCAGGCAGACTGGATCCGTCTCGATCGGCTCAATCCCGGTCACAAGCCCCTGCCCCACGATGAAATCGAAGTCAGCGCGCGGGATGATGGTCCGGTTCGGGAAGTTCGAAGCCGGAAGCGAGATAGCCGACATCACCAGCGGGTCGGTGCCTTCCCGCATGGTGTCCTGGTCGAGGAACCAAACGTCATCCGTCTCACGGTCTCCGATCACCCACTTGTCGAAAGCCTGGGTGGAGCAGACGCCGCGCCAATGGTTGTCCAGATAGCTCGCCCGCTCGTGCCAAAGGCCGGTTCCAAGCTCGTATGTCCACGAGAAGCCAGGTCCGCTCACCGTGGCCCACTGGTGGCCCTCTGTGATGGCAACGGTGACGTCAAGCGTGGTCTTGTCGACAACCTTGGAGATGAGGCGGTCAAGATCAGGACTCGAGACTTTCGTGATCTGGTATCCGCCATCGAGGCGATAGACGGCGCTATCGTCACCGACGAAAATCAAAGCCGAGAAACCGTATTCATTCCCGGCAATTGCAAACGTGCCAACGATACCGCGGCTGATGACAGAAGCGCGAGAGAATGGCGAGCCCGTCGCATTGCCGGCGTTCTGCCAAACCTCGATCGCATTCGGGCCACAGAGATACAGCAGCTCACCGAAGGCAACAGCGCGGTAGATGCCGCCCGGGTGGCTTTCTGCCTTGCCGAAGTCGAGAGCCGAGACAGTCGTGTCATTGATGCCGGAGAAGAATACCCGGCCGTCACGAATTGCCCAGACGAAATAGCCGTCGATGAAGTCCACCGTCAGCGCCTGCGGCAGATCACCATCGCCGAGGCTGGCCGGAGGAGACCCCGAGGTAATGACGAAGGTGTCATCCTCTGTCGTGCAAAGGATATCGGCAATCGGCGCCTTGTTGTTACGGGCGAACGTCACGCGGCCGGTACCGGGGAGATTGCCCACGTCCGTCACTACATAGGCCGTTCCCGACCAATTGATGCGGATGAGGCGTTCAGCCTGCGCAACGTAGAGCGTGCCGTTGTAGAAGTGGAAGCCGCGCGCGCCGACATGAGTGGTCTTTGCCACGCCCTTCAAGCCGGGGGCCCTGCGCCGTGTGTGGCTCGAACGAGCACCGTCAGCTAGCTTGTCCGCATAGCAGTTGATCAGCCGGCCAGCGCCTTCGCCAGGACGTGCACCGGGCGCGGTCGTGATCGGGAATAGGATGTCGGCCATCAGAAATAGTCTACCGCGAGGACAGAGCCTTTGACGTATGTCGACGGCCGCATGGCATAGAGCCGCGCCTTTGCGCTCGCATCCCGCGTTTCATCTCGTGGCTGGCCGAAGGCCGGCGCGACAATGTTGGCGATGTAGAGGGCAAGTGGCTCGACGTATTCGTCTTCGAACTGCTGGGTGTTCGTGAAGAAGATCACGTCTCCCCGGTTCAGTTCCTTGATGGCGCCGTCGATCTTTTCATCGACTTTCGTCACGTCTTCTGGCTCTGGATCCTGTCCGGCAGCCGATGACACCAGAAGGTCAAGAACGGCGACGATGAGGTCTTGACGATATTTCATAGTCGCCGCTCCTGTTTTCAGTCGACCAATGCGGCCTTGTCTTCATCAGACAGGGCGTTGAACGAGTCCGCTTCAGCCTTGTTGAGGCCTTCCTTGATCAGCCGATCACCATCGACGATCTTGAACCGGCCGCCAGCGATGTGAACCGCCCGCAGACCTTCGGCCGGAGCCTTGGGCTTGCTGTCAGCCTTGGGAGCCTTGGGCTTGCTGTCAGCGACCTCGAAATGCTGGTTGGTGCGGAGCTTGGACAGGAGGTGCTCGTGCTCTTCCTCGTCCACTTCGACAGACTGGCCATCGAAGAAGCGAACGCCGCCCATGGTGACGACGGCGCTGTCGTCTTCGGTTGGCATCTTGTAGGTGACTTTGGTCATTGTCCCATCACCTCACTTCATGAAGCCGGTGAGATAGGCCGTCACCGTGCCAGCAACCGCCGTGGCCGAGCCGACCGGGAACTTGACAGCGATGTCAGTGTCCGCGGTGAACTCGTAGTAGAGCCCGGTTGCTGCAAGCGTGGTGGTCGAGCCACCAGCCTGGCCGATGGTCGAGGACGCGACGAAGCGGTCATCGTCTGCGGCGTCCCCGAGAGTGGCCGTGACAGTCGGAGAACCGTTGGTGTCAATGTCGGTCAGAGCGAGATAGACGCCCGTCACGACGAAGCCCTTCGGAGCCTTCATGACCTGCACGGTGTTGCCTGCCACCGGATCGGTAGCGACGAGGGCAAGAGCGCCGCCCAGCGTCTTCATGGTGCGGGCAAAGCCCTGGTTGCCAACCTGAGGCTGGCTATATGCAACGCGATCAGCCATTGCCGATCTCCTTTACGTGTTGATGGAAGGGAGAGGAGAGCCGGCGCTAACCGGCTCCCGGCTGTTAGGCGTTGGCAACGCCAGAGACGAAGCCCGTGACCATGCCCCAATCGACGAGCTGACCCGTCGTTGCGCCGGCACCAGCAGACAGTGGAGCCTTTGCAATCTTGCCGACG